AGCTTGCTATATATAAGAAATAAGACATATTTTTGAAAATTATGGCAAAATACTCTCTCTTTCCCCTGTTCCCTGCCCTTACAGACGACTTTTTCAGCAAAACCTATGTACAACAGTCAAACTACTTTTATCATGCAATTTCCCCTCCAGCCAGTTTTTTAGCTGCACCACTAGCGCAAAATTCAAAAGTCTGATATGATGGCTTTATCAGCGGGTGAGTAGCTCAACGGTATACACTTATGCACTCTATAAAGGTTTGTGAGTCTGTGTTTCGTTGATTTCCCAAACACCCAGTATGTAGTTTTCCCTCATTTTTCCCCCACTTGGGAAGCATACTACGAAAAAAGTATTTTAGTAAATAAAAAACAGAAACTCCTGTTGTCTGTTCAACATGACTTATTACCACAAACGCTGAAACCTTTATACAGCCAGCAAATCACTTATTACCACTTAGAAAATATAAATCTGTTATACTTACAACCATAACTGCTGAAACCTTTATATAGCAACAAAACACTCACAAGCAGCTAAGTATAGTCAAATAAAAATTATTAGTTTCGTTCGGCATGAAACGCCTGAAACCCTTATACAGCCAGCAAATCACTTCGGACACCAAAGAGCTAGAAGACGATTAGGAACTGTTGCAGAGGCACAACAAAAAACGGCTGAAGTCCTTACTACAACTGGTGTTAAAGCCGTTGCATTGATAGGTGAAGATTTAATAGCTGAGTGGCTGCAAGGTGTCAACCAAGATACTGAAAAACTGCTGAGGTGCTTACCGCTAAGGGATTACAAAGTGTCAACCTTTTATATGTAGACCTTATGTGTCTGTTGACACTACCATTTTATTAACGGATCTGTAAGACCACTAGAATCACTTGTTACCACTTAGAAACTATAAATATTTTATACTGTCAAGCAGAATGGCTGAAACCTTTATATAGCAGGCAAAACACTTGCAAGCACCTCAGTATATTAAACAAATAATTATTAGCTTCGTTCGTACCTGAACGCCTGAAACCTTTATATAGCAACAAAACGCTTCGTACCAGCCTGTTGCCTGAACTGTCAAGCAGATCGGCTGAAACCCGGATAGAGAAGGTTTAATAAACGGACTGTACTTAGATGCCATCATGTGTCTGTTGAAGCTCCTTTTTTAAAATGGATCTGTAAGACTGCTAGAACCACTTCGCAGTAAGGCTATGCCAGAAGCTCTAGAACCCTTTGCCAGCGAGACCCCAGAGGATTTATCACTTCGCAGTGGTGGATAACATCAAAATTTCAATATCTTGAAGGACACTTTCTGCGTGGCTAGACAATACTACCGGCGAAAGAGCAGAAAAATATAACTATTTGTGCCGCAAAATCTAATAATAATTACTTAAAAAAGCTTCCGCACTCTCTCCTGAAGTGTTACAATGATAGTATAAGCAGCATAAATGAAGGGTGGACTAAACACCCCGCATCCAATAGCTGCTTTTGTAAAACGAACCCCACATACAACAAGGATTCACATGACTACTTTAGCATCTTCCTCTCCATCTCCTCAAATTGAATTAACTGACTTAGTGACCGGTCCAGAAAACGAGCTATTTATTGACTCAAGAATTGTAGCCGCTAAGTTAGATGTTAACCACTCAGATTGGGTTCAAGATACAGTCAAGAAGTACCAGACCCAGTTGGAGCAAGAGTTTGGAATACTCCGGTTTCAAACCGGAGAAATAAAAGGTAAAGGGCAGCCAGAAAAGTTTGTCTATCTCACAGAAGACCAAGCTTTATTCCTCTTAACACTTTCCAGAAACTCAAGAGTAGTTGTTCAGTGCGAAGCTAATTTAGTTAAAACTTTTGCACAAGCTAGACGGGACTTGGAAGGTCGGAACAAGCCACAAGAGACCATTAAACTACCTACAGACCTGCTAGAGTCCTTGAAGCTTTTAGTAGTTGTAGAGACAGAGAGGAAAGCTTTAGCCGCTGCTAATGAAAAGCTACAAGCTGCCACTGCTGAACTTCAAGCTGTCAACGCTGAACTAGCACCTAAAGCTGAAGCGGCTGATATCCTATTAGGAGTACATCAGGCTGTTACTTTTCAGGAAGCAGCGCAAGTTATGGGCATCCCTAATATAGGCAGAAACAACTTGTTCAAGGCTTTGGTAGAACTAAAACTAATCATTGATACCCAACATCCATATCAGAAGTATGTTGATCAGGGCATCTTTGTAGTTAGAGAGACTCAAACAAATTGGGGCATTATCCCACAGATTTTAATAACTCAAAAAGGTTTGCAGTACATCATTCCTTTGTTAAAGGAGCATGGTATGAAGTCTTCAAAGATCATTGATAGGGTCGCCGACAGCTTCAGACTCACCCCAAAAGCCATATAGAAGATTAAAGCCAACCTTACACAAAACAATAAAGCGATGATAACCACAACAACTACAATCAGACTGCCACAAAAGCTCAAAAACGAATTAGAAGAAACCTGCAAGGAACTAAAGATAGGACAATCACCAGCCATCGTACTTGCTTTAATAGCCTGGATAGACCAACATAAAGGCAGAGCAACGAAAGACTGAATATAAGTTAATAAACAGAGCCCTTGACCATTCATTCATTGGTCAAGGGCTCTGTTTTGTCTGGGTCATTTATCAAGCCGACGCTGCACATCTTTAACCAACTCTTTGGTCTCCTGTAGCTTCTCAAGTACAGTTTCCACCTTAGTAATGATATTCTCGTGGGAAACAGCATTAACTCGGTTGGCTTCGGAGATATCGCAAACAAGCTCAGACAAGCCCCGCGATACCTCTTTAAGCGACTCAGTGCCTTTCTCAACTCGGTCAGCAGCCCCGGCAATTAGCTTTCCTACCCCTAAATACTTAGCTAAAGCAATAGCCCCAACCATAGCTAGTAGTACCCCAACAGAGATACCCCCGCTTTGTAGGAGCATCTGTTCTAGAAGACGCTCCTGAAACTGCGGGGGTACAGATATTACTGAATGAACAGGTGGACTGTTTGCAGCCCCAATTCTTTGATTAGCAATTATCATTATCTTTTTTTACAACTACATCTTACTCAAATATACTTAAATATTTCTTCTAAACAAAGCTTCCGTATTATGGTGAAAACAACTATAATTAGATTATAGGCAGTTTATAGTTAATATCTATGGGACTTTGGTCAACCACTCGTGAGTTTGTAGCCACCTTCTTCGGTCAAAACAAGAAGGTTGGTAGGCGTTCGTATGCTGGCGCAGTTCACAGTAGGTTGACCGCAGACTGGTTTGCCTCTGGAACCAGTGCCGATAGTGAGATTCGAGGCAGCATAACTGCTCTGAGAAACCGTTCACGACAACTTTGCCGGGACAACGATTATGCCCGGAATGGTCTTAGAACCTTAGTTGTGAATGTAATAGGCTCCGGGATACCCTTCCAGAGCCAAGTGAAGCTGAAAGGCTCCGACAATCTTGACGAGGCTACAAACTCTCTTATTGAACAGACTTGGCAGGGCTGGGGTCATAAGAAATACTGTGACACCGCTGGGCGACTCTCTTGGGCACAAATCCAACAAGTAGCTTTGCGAACTGTAGCTGAGTCGGGTGAAGTTCTAATACGGAAGGTTCGGCAGCCCTTTGGTGGCAGCAAGATACCGCTGGCTTTAGAACTAATAGAACCAGACCTACTGGACGAAAACCACTCTGGCAACCACCTCGGTAATGAAATCAGAATGGGGGTTGAGGTTGACCGCTGGAATCGTCCTGTAGCTTACTGGCTGAAGACTCGGCATCCTGGCGATTATCAGTTCAATGGAGCTACCGAGGCTGCCCGCCTTGAGAGAATACCTGCTGATGAGATTATTCACTTATTTATTACAGACCGTCCTGGACAAACTCGTGGTGTTCCTTGGTTGCACAGCGGCGCTCGGAGACTTAATGATTTAGGTGCTTACGAACAAGCTGAAATTGTATCGGCTCGTGGCAGTGCCTCAATTATGGGTTTCATAGAGTCAGCAGACCCCGACAGTATGGTTGATGACACTGAGAATGGTCAGTCTATCACTGAATTAAGTCCAGGTGCGATCGCTAAACTTGCTCCTGGAGAAAAGTTTAATGGGTTTGCACCATCAAGACCAGCAACAGGCTTTGAGGGGTTTGTCCGACAGGCATTACGCGGCGTTGCCAGTGGATTAGGAATCTCTTACGAAAACCTATCTTCTGACTACTCCCAGTCCAACTATTCAAGTAGCCGCCTCGCACTTCTATCTGAGAGAGACAACTACAAAGTCTGTCAGCAATGGTTAATAGAAGAGCTACACCAAGCTGTATTTGAAGCCTGGTTAGAACTAGCTGTAATGTCTGGTGTTCTTAACTTCAAGGATTATGAAATTAATCCTAGAAAGTACACAAGCGTTAAATGGCAGCCAAGAGGTTGGAGTTGGGTTGACCCACAAAAAGAAGTTAACTCAGCGGTTACTTCTATTAACAATGGACTCAGCACAATAACAGACGAACTAGCCAAGCAGGGTCTTGATATAGAAACAGTTCTGAAGACCCGCAAACGAGAGTTAGACCTAGCCCAATCATTAGGCTTGGTGCTGTTTTCCCCTGCACAAACACCCACAGTAACTGTTGAGGAACTTCTAGCAACACAAGTGGGAGGGAACCAATAATGCTGACTTCTAAAAGAAAACTTATGAAACCAAAAGGTAAGGGTTTTACCCCCACTAAACAAAAAATAGAATTAACTATAGAAAGTGTTGAGACTGTAGAGATTATCGAGGCATTAGAAAGTGCTGAGACTATTGAAGCTGTTGAACCCACCCTCATCCCTGATGAGCAATTAGAAGTAGCTGTAGAGCCTTCTAATGATGGTGAGAAGACACTAATCTTAGGAAAGCACTCTGTCAGTACAACTTCAGTTAGTTATCGCTCTGTCTCCTTCGAGAGAGCTGTAGTTAACCAAGAAGAACGGACTGTAGAAATCCCTATCTCTAGTGAATATGCAGTAGATAGAGGTTGGGGTGTTGAAGTTCTTGAACATACCCCAGAGGCTGTTGATTTAACCAGGTTAAATAACGGGGCTAATTTACTTTTTAATCATGACTCAGATGACTACATTGGAGTTGTACTGACAAGTTATTTAAAAGGTAATCGTCTCTATGCCAAGTTGTATTTTGATGTTCACCCAAAAGCTGACCAAATATGGAAATCAGTTGTTGCTGGTGTACTCAAAAATGTCTCCATTGGCTACCAGATTGAATCTGTCAGGGAGGAAACAAGCCGGGGCATTACTACCTACTATGCGAGCCGCTGGTGTCCCCTAGAAGTAAGTATTGTCACTATACCTGCTGACCCTTCAGTTGGTATTGGCAGAACCTTAACAGGAGACGCTCAACCTCTAACCCTTAGTACACCTCAACCATTAGAAGTAATACAGGAAAACCCTATGACTACAGAGACTGTTGATTTAAACGAAGTTCGCCAACAAGAGCGTGAGCGCATCAACTCTATTGAAGCTCTTTGTACCAAACATAACCAGAGCCGTGAATTTACAGCTAAGTTGGTTAATGAAGGTGCATCTATTGAACAAGCACGCAGTGAAGTATTAAATATGTTATCCAACGAACAACAAGCACCAGTCCAAGCCCCAATTGAAGCTTTAGGCTTGAGCCGTAAAGAAGAAAAGGCTTACTCCATCCGCAAAGCTATTGTGGCTGCTCTTGACCGTGATTGGAGCAAAGCAGGTTTTGAGCGTGAATGCTCTAATGCCATTGCTGAGAAGCTTGACAGAGCTACAGGTGGTTTCTTCGTTCCTGTACGCGACTTACAAGTTCCTATGCAACGGGCTACTTTAAGCACTGGCACGGCAGCTACAGGTGGAAACTTAGTAGCTACAGAATTAAACTCCGGTCGTTTGATTGAGTTCTTACGCAATCGTTCTTTGGTTCTGAGAATGGGTGCTGAGATGTTGTCTGGGTTGGTCGGTAATTTAGACATCCCAACTGAAGATGGCATCAGCAACATCTACTGGGTAGCTGAAAACGCTGGCGTAACCCAGAGTGATCAGACCTTCGGTAAGGTAAGCTTCAGACCAAAAACACTAGGGGTTAAGTCCGCGTTTACCCGCCAGATGTTGCTCCAAACTTCTGATGACATCGAAGCACGGGTAAGACGTAATCTCAGCCAGTCCATCGCTACTGGTATTGACGTTGCTGCAATCAACGGTTCAGGTGCATCTGGACAACCTACAGGTATCTTGAATACCGCCGGTGTAGCAACTGTGTTTTTAGGTACAAACGGTGCAGTTCCTACTTGGGCTTCTATCGTTGCTTTAGAAACCGCTATCGCTAACGGTAATGCTGACGTAGGTTCTCTCGGTTACTTAACCAACTCCAAGGTACGCGGCAAGCTGAAGACCACACTTCGCAACCCAGCAGGTACTGATTCTACTTGGGTTTGGGAAGACTCGGCTGGCTCTGACTACTCAATGGGTAAGCTAAACGGCTACATGGCAGGTGTTTCCAACAACGTTCCCTCCAACCTAACCAAAGGTTCAGGTACTGCTTTAAGCTCCATTATCTTTGGTAACTTCCAAGACTTGATGATCGGTGAGTGGGGCATTTTAGAATTGCTTCCTAACCCATACGGTGCTGGCTATGACGCTGGTACTGTTGAAGTTCGCGCCTTGCAAACCATTGACATTCAGGTTGCTAGAGCTGCCAGCTTTGCCAAAATCATTGATGCTATCACCGTGTAGTTAATCTGGGTGTGGGTTAAAACCTCACCCTTACACCTTTATTGGAAGAGACAAATATGAAGAAGTATCTGGTCAAAGCAGGGAAGTTAATAGTTCATGGAGGTGTTCAGTTTCCCGAAGGTCAAACAGTAGAGCTTGCAGATAATGTAGCCGCTGTTCATGGAGCAAACATTGAACTGTTACCTGAGCCTAAACCAAAAGCTAAAAATAAACCTGTGAACGAAGAGGGAGAAGCTGAAGATGCTTAATGAGGATTTATCTATTTTCTTTGATGTGGAAGGTTTTGCAGAGACAGCCACAATCGGCGGTGCTACCTACCCCTGCATCTTTGACGATAGTTATTCCTTGATGGGCATTGGGTCTGATGGTAGGCAGATTACAGCCTGCTTTAAGAGTTCTGATATTGCCCAAGCCAACGTTAAGCACAAGACTTCACTAACCATCCGGTGTAAGTCCTACACAGTTAAGAGCGTCCAGCCTACTGGAGACGGCAAGCTAACAGATTTGGAGCTTAACGAAGCATGAAGCGTATAGCCATTATGGAGGCGTTAGGAGGCTTACTAGAGACAATAACTGTTGCTAATGGCTCTAACACCGATTTAGGTCTAAACCTGCTCTACTGGCAAGACTACGCCACAGAGTATGAAGAAGACGCTCTTATCTACAGAGATGGGGATGAGGACATCACAGAAGCTGGTAGCAATCATGAGTACGTCTTACACACAGAAATAGAGGCTCACAGCTTCGATGAAAACCCTGGACTAAGAGCCAACAGATGCTTGCAGGACATCATTCTTGCCATTGGTAAAAACATCACCTTCTCTGGTCTAGCCTCAAAAATAACCTTACTAGGTTCTGAGACTGAGGTTGAGACGGATGGTAAGAGTGCCTGCAAGGTCTTAGTTAAGTTAGATATCCACTACCGCACACCTAGATTTAATCCTTAGAAGGAACTATAGAAAATGACTGAAAGATATTTTGTTGGTAAAGGTAAAGTTTTACTCGCATCTATTAACTCTCTGGGTGTCACCACAGGTTATGAATGGTTAGGAAACTGCCCCTCCTTAGTCCTAAACACTGAGGAAACCAGAGTTGAGCATAAAGAATCCTACACAGGTAAGAACCTAACTGACAGCATTGTTGCCACCGGGCAGAGTGCTACTGCAAGCTTCACTATTGATGAATACACCAAAGAGAACCTAGAGAAGTTTTTGTTTGGTACAAGCACCCAGAGCGCGGCTGCCACTGTAACCTCTGAGGCTTTACTCGGATACCCAGGTAAGTACACAGCTCTTACCAGAATCAACCTTACTGGCTTTACGAGCTTAACAAACGTGGGGGCTACCACAACCTACGTTCTGAACACCGACTACCGAGTTGATTTAGGTGCTGGTTTAATCTACGTCATCCCAGGTGGAGCAATCACCGAGGGGTTGGCGTTGAGAGCTAACTACGCTGCTGGTTCTTCTGAACAAATTAGCGCGTTTACCAGCAAGCCTAAGTATTACTCATTGATGTTTGCAGGTTTAAACCAGGCGGAAGATAACAAACCAGTAATCGTTGAAGCTTACCGCTTTAGACCTAACCCTATCGGCAGCATCGAGTTGATCACCGATGAGTTTGGAAACTTAGAGATTGAAGGGATGCTGGCTTACGACTCCACCCGTGACACCAATACTGCAGACGGTGGTTTCTTCAGAATCAGACAGACCCAACAAGCATAGGAGTTGAGTATGGCGACCTCTTTTGATGACAAGGCTAGTAAAGAGTTCTTCAAATCCCAATTGGGTGATTTATCAGCAGCAACCCGCGCAACAACTCGTGCGGCTGCCAAACAACTCAGAGAAGAAATGAAGAAACAAGTACGCCAAAACTTCAAGAGAGGTCGCAACTCCAACGGCTCTTTCTTTAATGCTTTTAAAGTCTATGACCTCGATGAGAACGAAAGACAAGGACCAGCCTCTTACGTTCGCTCCGGTGTCAAGTTCCTAGACATCTTTGAGACTGGTGGAGAGGTTACACCCAAGAATGGCAAGTACCTGATTACCCTAACCCCGGCTGGTGAAAAGATTGGTTTCAAGAGAATTACTAAAGCTAACACTTGGGATTCTGTTTTCAATAAGTATAAGAAGTTCCTGAAGATTATTCAGACCAATAGAGGCATCTTAATAGTCTATGAATTTCAAGGAAGAAGCACTATCGTCTACAACTTTGTAAAGAAGATTAGGCTCAGGAAAAAGATAGACTTCTACGCCGCTGCCGAGAGAATAGCTGAACAAGTACCAGACCAAATAAACAAATTACTTAAATAACTACTAGGAGAATCACTATGGCTACTAACACAATTATTGATAAAGAATTAAAGACTCTAGTTCCTAATGAAGTTGTCGTAACCTCTTCAGGAGAAATCACAGTCAAGCCCTTCAAGTTTACTCAGTTTCCAAGAGTCATTCAGGTGTGTACAAACTATGCTGATGCTTTTATTAAGAAGCCAACAGAAGAAGCACCAGACGCTATGAAGATTGCGTTAGACCTAGCTGCTAATGACCCTGAAGGTTTGTTTGAGTTGTTAAGACTATCAACTGGTTTGACACAAGAAAACCTGGACTTATTAGAAGGTGAGGAAGGCTTTGAAGTTCTCTTTAAAGTTGTAGAGGTAAACCTATCTTTTTTCGTCCAGAAGCTAACACCAAAAATCCTAGAAGTAGCAGAAAGTCTAACAGCAGTAGCGGATGGGGTAAACAAGTTAGCAAACTAATTAGAGCAGGGCATACTTGGTCGGAGATACAGAATTACTCCCAAGACCAAATCAAACTCTTCCTCAAGTGTGCCCACGAGATTGAAGGTGAGGAACGGGCTAACGCTCTCATGGATAGAGCAATAGCTGTCTCCTCTGATAGTAAAACTATTAACAGCGCCATCAAGCAATTGACGGGCGCTTAATTCTTATGGCTACCCGTAGATTATCAGTTAAATTTGACACCGAGGGTTTTAACCAAGCTGTCTCCCAATTACAACAAACTGGGAGAGCTTTTGATTCTGCCCTCCAAAGAGCGAGGCAAGCAAGTAGAGAAGCGGTTGCTGCCCAAAGAGCCGCTAGAAGCTCTGGTGATGTATCAGGTGAAGTGGCTGCCCAAAGAAGAATAGAGCAGTCTGCCACCGCTGCTAATAGAGCGATCGCCGCATCTTATCGAGAATTAGGTGTTAGGTCGTCTGAGTCCATCAACCAACTCCGTGCCAGGGCTGTTGCTGCGTTTGAAGCTATTAAAGCCAGTGGAACAGCATCGGCAAGAGATATTGCTGCGGCTCAAGATGCTCTTAACAACAGACTCCAAGACCTTGACTCCCAGCTAGGCGACACAGGTGATACTGCCAGAGACGGTGGAGGCGGGTTTGACATCCTAACTGCTGCGATAGGTGCTGCCACTCTAGCATTAGGTGGATTCATTAGAGCAAGCTACCAAACTGGTAGAGCAACTGATACTAGTTTGAGGGCATTATCCACTCTTACAGACGATTCTAAAGGCTTACACAAAGAACTCCAGCAGTTGTCAAAGGAGTTAGGTTATCAAGTAACAGCCACAGAGTTAGCCACTACTGGTTATGACGTTCTCTCAGCAGGGTTTAACAAAACTGCTGATGTAGTTGAGATTCTCAAAAACTCCCAGAAAGCCGCTGTTGGTGGATTTGCTGAGATAGGTGTTGTGGCTGATGCTGCGACAACAATTCTCAATGCCTACGGTAAAGGTGTAGGTGAAACTGAGAAGGTCACAAGTCAGTTCATACAAACACAGAACGACGGTAAGATTATTGTCTCGCAGTATGCCCAACAGATAGGTGGTTTAGCCTCAACCGCCGCTGCTAGTAATGTCAGTTTGGAAGAGTTGAACGCTACCGTATCTGTAGCCACGGCTTCTGGGGTAAGAGTAGAGTCGGCTTTCACTGGGTTAAGGCAAGCAATTAGCTCAATTGTTAAACCTTCCGCTGAAGCTGAGAAAGTAGCAGAGAAATTAGGTATTAAGTTCGATGCTGCAACACTTAAACAGAAGGGGTTTGCTGCTGTTTTAGAGGACGTGAGGAAGAAGGCTGGTGGTAATGCCCAAGCTCTTGGTATCTTGTTCGGTTCTGTTGAGGCGGTAGCCGCTGTCCAACCCGCTCTTAACGACTTTGAGAAGTTCACAGAGTTTATAGAAAGACAGAAGAACGCCGCTGGGGAAGCTGATAAAGCGTTCCAGAAGATGAACGGCAGTATAGCGTCTTCTGAGAAGACGCTGTCTGGTGTAGCTGATGCTATCAAGAATAAAGCTTGGGAGTCTTTTGGGGTAATTATCCGACCTATAGGGGCTGCTATCACAGGGATGGGCAACGCTTTTCTTGCTCTTCCTGGGCCAATTCAGTCTACTATCATTGTTTTAACAAGTCTGACAGTAACTCTTGCAGCCGCTTTAGTAGCTATTAATTTATTACTAAAAGGTGCAGCTACTTTAGGAATTTCTCTAGCATTTAGTATTAGAGGGCTAAGTTCATACTTAATAACTCTTGCCACTGCTATATCTGGTCTGACCACTCAGTCTATTATTGCAACCCTTACTTTGCAGGGGCTGAAGACACAGTTGGTAGGACTGCAATTTGCAGTTTCAAACTTAATATATGTACTGGGGTTTTTAATAAAAGACCTAGCCGCAGCCGCCTTAACATTCATCAGATCTGGGGGTTTATTAACAGCACTTGGCTCCGCCTTTGCCTTTTTAATAAGTCCTATTGGTCTAATAATTGTTGGTCTAGCCGCACTAACAGCAGCCTTTGTTGTTCTCTACACTAAGAGCGAAGTATTTAGAAAAGGTGTTAACTTCCTTGGAGAGTTATTAAAGACTATATTCCTGGATGCTGTCAATACTGTCAAAGGAGCTTTCAATGCACTCGGCAGGGCTGTAAACGCTGTAGGGAAGTCAATAGACTGGTTCGCTACTGGGACTGGTAAGAACTTTGATAAGCTTCTAGAGACCATAGGAAACTTTAGTAATTCAACTTTAGATTACCTCGGCTCCCTAGCAGACTGGCTTGCAAACCTTGATATGTTCAAGCCATTAATTGACTCTGCCAAGAATGCGGCTGCTGGCATCAAAGGTGCTTTTGGTGGGCCATCAAAGAAGGGTGATGTATTCGGACCGTTGAAGGACTTAGTAATAAAGCCTGTTTATCGCATTGGTAAAGGGGCTGTAAACTACATTGGTGGTTTATTTGGTCGCACTCAGCAAAGAATTGACAAAGAAGCCGCAGCAGAAAAGGAAAGAGCCAATCCTAAACTCAGTCCCCCACCCAAGACAACTAAGTTAACCGGGGGTGCAGGAGTTGACGTTAAAGGTGGTGACGATAGCGAGTCAAAGAAGAAAGATGACGATAGCGAGTCAAAGAAGAAAGAAGAGTTCGTAGACTTTGAGTTACTAAGACCTAAAGGTGTACAGACTTCAGGCTATGGTTGGCGTAAAGGCAGGATGCACAATGGTGTAGACTTCAGCCAAGGTAAAGCTCGTAACAAATATCCAATCGAGGCACTTCTACCTGGAAAAGTCAGCGAGGTTGGTTTTGATAAAGGGGGCTGGGGTAACTACGTTGTTGTTAAGAGTGTTGACAAGCTAGGCAGACTGATTGAGGTCTTACAGGCTCACCTTGACTCTGTAGTAGTCACAGTTGGACAAGAGGTAAGGCAGGGTCAGCTTCTCGGTAGGGAAGGTAGCACTGGTAGAAGTACAGGTACACACAACCACCTAGAAGTTAAAGTGGGTGGTAGGAAGGTTAACCCGTCAAGCGTAATTGGTAAGAAATTCTCCTTATCGTCTAACCTTGGTAGTCCTAGCGAGGTTTTAGAAAGAAGAGACTCTGAAGCCCAACAGGCAATAACAAAAGCCGCAGAGGTAGCCAAGGAAGCCGCAGAAAAAACTAAGACTGATGCCAAAGCTGCCCGTGACAGAGCTTATGAACAGAAGAAAACCCAAGTTACTCTAGCAGGTGAACGTCAGCGCAGTGAGATAGAGAACGCCTTTGCTGAGGCTAAAAACGATTTAGATAAGAGACTCGCCACTACTAAAGACGAACAAAGCAGAACGCTTTTGGAGCGTAGGATTGCTTCATTAGACTCTGATAAAACTAGTCTCCTACAAAACTCCGTTTTAGCTTCTGAAAGAGCGATTGTTGAGTTTAGGATTAATCAACTGATGAGGGTAAGGGCAACTTTAACCCAAGAGGAGTCAGATGAGCTTAACTCCTTAGAAGACCGCAGAAAAGCTATTCACACTGAACGCTTTGACCAGCTTGCGGAGGAAGCTCGTGCCTTTGAGCTAAGACAAGCCGAGAACGCTGCTGCTGACAAAGAAGCTGACAAACAGTATCTAAACCAGATTCGTAGACTTGAGCAAGAGTTGGAGATAAACAATCTCCAAGGTCAGCAAGCTGAGTTTCGCCGACAGTTTTATGATGCTGAAAACTCCTATTACGATAGAAAACAGGAGATAGAGCTACAGATAGCCGAGGCTAAAGCTAGAGCAGATGAAAAGGCACTTTCCAACCTGCAAGAGCTTTCCGCCCAAAATGAGCGCAGGTTAGGTGTAGAACAGCAGCAGGTGAGAGATGCGGAACTTGCTGCTAATAGAGAGTTAAATCTCCGCATTGACCAACTTGCCCATGAGCAAGAGCTTAGTAGGTTAAAAGGCGACCAAGCTGAAAGGCAGAAACAAATATGGGAGCTAGAACAAGCTCATAGGGAGCGGTCATTAGAACTAGAAACCCTTATTCAACAGGCACGGGAATCTGGTGATTATGCCGCAATTGAGAGACTACGAGTAATAACAGAGCTTAATGACTTCCGACTGCAAAGGGAGTTAAAGCAAGTTACTGACCAAGGCAAGATTGCGGTACAGTATTACGAAACCGTAGAGGAAGCAGCAAGAGCAGCTACCCAGCAATTCTTTGAGGATATATTCACAGGCACAAAAAACTTAGGGGATGCCCTGAATAGCTTCTTAACCTCAATTCTGAAAGCTGTTGCCCAACTGGCTGCTACTAACGTTACGAAGGCAATCTTCAGTAGTTTTGGTGGTGAAGGTTATGCTACTGGTGGATATGTGAGTGGACCGGGTACAGGCACAAGTGACTCCATATCAGCCCGGCTTTCTAACGGTGAGTTTGTTATGAGAGCTAAAGCTGTTAAACACTGGGGAACTAATTTCCTTGATTCACTAAATACTATGCAAGCACCCGCGCTCTCACTAGCAACTGTTGATGTTGGTAGTTCTGCTGGTGGGTCTAGCAGGTCACAAACCATCGTGATGAACGTCTCAACACCAGATGCAAACAGCTTTAGAAAGTCTGGTTCCCAACTGGGTAGAGAGGCTGCTGAACAGCTAAGGAGAGGTATGAACCGAAACGGTTAAAAGCTATACTAGAAGTATCACAAGCTTTTTAATCAAATATTAGGTATGCCTTTTAATGAAGTACGGTTAAATTTAGGTTTTGATCAAGGTACTGTTGGTGGAGCTTCTTTCTCCACCACAGTTCTTACCACAGGAGGTGGTTATGAGCAGAGAAACTCTAATTGGGATGAGCCAAGAGGACGTTGGCAGATAGGGGATAGGCTCTACGACAGAGAAGAATTAGATTATATAATTCGCTTTCACCGTGCCCACAGAGGAAAGGCGGATGGGTTTAGGTTTAGAGATTGGGCTAACTATCAAGCTGTGAATGAGTTAATCGGTGTAGGAGATGGAGTAATCACACAATTCCAACTCAAGAAGACTTACACCATTGGCTCTTTATCAACAGAGCAAATTATCAAGAAACCTGTTGCTGGTAGCGTCTTTTTAAAGGTTGCTGGTGTATCTATAACTAGTGGTTTTAGTGTTGATCACACCACTGGTTTATGCACTTTTTTTGCCCCACCTACAGGCAACATTAATGCGACCTTTGACTTTGATATTCCAGTCAGGTTTGAGCAAGATACTTTTGACCACCGCTATGATGCTGGGACTCAAGATGAAATGCTCTTTTATGTGAGTACATTGGCAGTTCTGGAGATTAAGATATGAAGTCATTAGCAACAGCACTCTCTAGTCACCTACAACGAGAGAACACCAAGCTAACAACTTGCTGGCGGGTGACTCGCACTGATGGTCTAGTCCAAGGTTTTACCAGTGGGGATAAGCAGTTAGTAATTGGTGGGGTGATTTATAAAGCATCTACAGGTTTTAGTGCCTCAGCTTTTGCTCAAGATAACTCTCTGGCTGTTAGAAACTTAGAGCTTAACTCTGCTTTATCCGATGATTCTATTAGTGAGACAGACCTAGTAGGTGGACGCTATGACTATGCCAGAGTTGACATCTTCTTAGTCAACTGGGAGAATCCACCTACCACGCTCTCGGTAGACCCTCCAAATCACATCTTAATGATTAGTGGGTTCTTAGGTGAAGTAAGTCTCACAGATGTTCGTTATTCAGCAGAGATTAGAAGTTTTGCCCAACTCTTACAGCAGAAGATAGGAACTTTAACAACTCAAGGATGCCGCGCTGTCTTCGGTGATTCAACGTGTACAAAAGACCTAACAACGTTGACTGACAACTTAACAATCACCGCAGTAACTAATAACCGTCAATTCACTGTTAGCTCTGGGAGAGGTAATGGCTTCTTTGAGTTAGGAGAAGTGACTTTCACAGGTGGGCAAAACAATGGCTTCAAGTCAATGGTATTAAGCTTCATTAGCAACCAAATCCAACTGTTTGAACCAATGCCTTATGACATCCAAGTTGGTACGACTATTAGGGCAGTTGCGGGGTGCGCTAAGACTGTTGAAGCTTGTAAAAGTTATAGCAACATTCTTAACTACCAAGGCGAACCCCACATCCCTGGTGAAGATAAATTTCTTGGGGGCTTTGAAGGCTAATGACTAAACAACAAATTGTTACTACAGCCAGGGAGTGGTTGGGCACACCCTACCATCATCAAGCAAGAGCTAAAGGGATAGGCGTTGACTGCATTGGATTGGTATTAGGGGTGCTGAGAGAGTTAGGAGTTTACAGCTTTGATTTTACAGACTATGACCGAACTCCTGATAGTACGGTACTCCTCAGTCTTCTAGAAGCTCATTGTACCCCTACAGACAGTCCAGAGCCGGGGGATATACATCTATTCAGGATCAAGAGAAACCCACAGCACGTTGGTATTGTCTCTGACATAGGGCTAATCCACGCCTATCAAGGTGTGAAGAAGGTTGTAGAACATCCTATGGATGAGTTCTGGATGGTGAGGGTTTAT